CGCGCGGCAACGCGGATCGCCGGAATCAACGAGACCTCCAAGGCTGAGGTCCGCGATCTGCTTGCTGGCGCGATGGAAAAAGGCTGGGGATATAACAAGATGGCGAAGGCCCTCAAAGAGCGCTTCAAAGAGTTCGCCGTAGGCCGTCCGCAGGAGCACATTGACAGCCGCGCCCACGGCATCGCCGTTACTGAGACCGGCGAAGCGTTCAGCGCCGGGCAGCATGCGGTTGTGGAGCGCGTCGCCGAGGTTGGCCTGACCATGGAAAAGAGCTGGTTGACCGTTGGCGATGACAGGGTGAGCGACGTGTGTAAAGGCAACGAGGAGGAGGGCTGGATTCCGCTTAAGCAAGCGCACGAGAGCGGGCACCAGCACCCGCTGAGTCATCCGTATTGACGATGCACAGAGCTATACCGCCGCCGTGGAGCGGAGGAAGAAGAGATCCCTGTTTCCAGCGAGGGGAATGTGATCGTCAAAAACGATGCGTAGCGCGAACCCTTGACAAAGGGCGCTTGAATGTGTTATAGTGCGAAGAGGAATACTAGAGCTTATTCGGCGCAAGGAGTTGAATAATGGCAACAGAAGCGAAAATTGACGGCAATCAAATCAACGATTCCAACCCCTTAGCCGTCGAATTGCAAGGCGGCACCAATACGATTGGCAAGCTAGCCGCCAACAGCGGCGTGGACGTGACGAGCCTGCCCGCATCTATCCAGGGGCCGGGCAATCCTGTGGTGGACAGCTACACGTCTGTGTCCGTGGCATTATCAGCAGATACCGCTAATCAGGAGCTTGTTGCTGCTCCTGGAGCCAACAAGCAAATATGGATATATGGTTTTGTGCTTGTTGGTGGCACGGCGGCGGGCACGGTGACGCTGCAAGATGAGGATGATACAGCCGTGACTGGCGCAATGGACATTACGACTCAAACGGTTATTACTGTCGGGCCGAGCGGCAATTTCGCTCAGCCCATTGCCAAGCTGGCGACCAATAAGGCGTTGGAAGGCGACACAGTGACGGCCAGTGCAAACGGGGTGATCTCGTATGCGGTTGTGGATGTAAGCTAGTGATACGCCAGCGCCAAACATGCGTAGGAGCGCCACAATGCTAACGACACACGCTGAAATCGATGACTTGGGCGGCGGGCGATGATAATCCAGCGACCAGGTCAAAATCGCATATACATTCCAGGCGGCATACACGTCTACGTGCCGAGCGCGAGCGCGGAAGCGTCGTGGTGGCTGGCTGGCGGCGTGAATCCAGCGAACGTGGTAGCAGCGTATCAAGCCAAGGGTGCCGCGAGCTATGCGGCGAGCAAGGTCAATCTGGCGAATCCGGGCACCTACGACGCGACGGAAGGCGTGGCGCCGAGCTGGGATGCGGCGACGGGATGGACGGGCAACGGAACGACGATGTACCTGGATACGGGCGTCGCCTTGCTGGGCACCTATACGGCGCTCATCCGGTTGACCAACGTCAAGTCCGGGGCGATGCATGGAGTGGCGAAGTGGCCTCGGCAGACGTTTTTTCGGCCTAATAACTTTGTCGCCCAGTCCTTTGGATGGGGCAACACAAGTTTCAATCGAGGCGCGGCGGCGACGGCTGGCGTTTTCGGTCTCGCTGGCAACCAACCCTATACAGACGGAGCCGCCGCTGGCGACGCGGGAGACGGGTACTTCACACCGGGCGCGGAGACGTTTTTCATTTTAGCTGCTAACTCTATTGAGGGGACGCCCTTTTTGTTTGACAGCGGAGATGTGGCGGCGTCGGTAATCTACGACAACGTGCTGACCGCCGACCAAATGGCAGCAATTAGCGCGGCCATGGCCGCCTTATAGGAGGCACATATGACAACTAGCGCAGACTTTACCACCAGAGCGCGAACCGAGATGTTCAGCATCTATCAGGCGCAGCTCACGTTGGCGAGGCGCGTGCAGGACTTGACCGATGAAGTGAGTGCGCTGGGCGGGCCAGCGATGATTTTCGTCAATGGCTTCCCGGAGCAAGGCGATGGGTTCACCGTTGAAGATTTGGCGAATGCTTACGAGGCGCTAGGTGCGCTCATTGCCACGCCGACGCAGGCGCAGAAAAACGCGCTCATCAAGGCTCGAAGGAGCTAGATCATGGCCGGATACCCGCCGCTCAAAAACAGCGCATACTCGTTTGAGGTTCCGCTTGAGCCAGCAGGCGGCGATGATGCGTTTCAGAGCAATCCGACGCTGGCCGAAGGCGACGTGAAAGTCTCCAAAGACGGCGGCAGCTTTGCCAACATTACCACGCTGCCGACGGCGATTGATGCTGGCTCGGTGGTGACGGTGGCGCTATCTGCTGACGAGATGAACGCAGACCGAATCGTGGTGCTGTTTCACGACGCGGCTGGAGATGAATGGCGGGATGCATTCGCCGAGGTGTTTACCGACACGGCGCAGATGAACGACTTGTCTACGCTGACCTCAGCAGAGGTGAACGCCGAATGCGACACGGCCATCTCGGACGCGGGGATTGTGGCGGCGATTGCTACCGTTGACGACGTGGCAGATGACATCCTCACCGACACAGGCACCGACATTCCGGCGCTCATTGCGGCGCTGAACGACCCGGCGGCGGCGGCAATAGCAGATGCTGTTTGGGATGAGGTGATAGCGGGTCATCTCACGGCAGGTACGGCAGGCCTCTATCTTAGCTACTTGGGCGGCGGCACGGTTGACACCAACTCGCCGGTCACCAACGCAAATAACATTGCCCTCTACGAAGGCGACGACTATTATGACGCCGACGGCAATTCTCTGGAATGGACAGACACGGGCAGCGCTTGGCCGACCTTAGTCGGCGCGTCAGTCATGATGTATGTTAGAGCGGCTACCGGTGCGCCTTGGAGCGCAGCGGGCACGGTCGTGGTGGGCGCTGGCGCAGGAAAGAAGGTCAGGGTAGAACTGTCGAATGCACAGACAACATCTCTGGTAGATTTGCCAGGCCCTTCTTGGTATCGGGTTCGCGCAACGCTTACCAATGGACATGTTGTTACCTTAGTCGCCGGCAGGCTAACCGTCGAGACAGATATTTCGTAGGAGGAATCCATGACATTTACTTTCAAAGTTGCGGACGCGCCCGAGAATCTGCCAGAAGTGCGGCGCAGCGATTGGGTGGACAAAGCCAACGAGGTTTATGAGGTGGAAGCGGCCCGTGGGATCAAAGAAGAGACGGCCAAAGAAACGGCCCGAACGGTGGCTGCCTATTATGTATTCGTAGAACGAGATATGGCCGAGAGCTTGACCTATCTCGCTCTGGTGTAACATGGCCAACTATTACGACGATCAGGCGGTCAAATTACAAGCGACTTTTACGGACGAGGACGGTGCGGCTCTCGATCCAACGGCGGTATACTGCATCGTCAAAGACCCGTCTGGGAACATCGCCACCTATCAGTACGGCGTTGACGCCGAGCTGGTAAAAAGCGACACGGGCATCTATTACGTCGTCGTGGACGCGGACGAGGTAGGCGTGTGGTTTTATCGGTGGTATTCGACAGGCACCGGCCAGGCTGCCGGAGAGGGACGCTTTGACGTAGAAACCTTGACGGCGTGGAGCTGAAAACATGGCTATCTCGGCAGCGAAGTTGGAGACTGAGGATACGAGCAATACATTGCTATTATTGGATCGCAGCGTATACAGCGACGAGCTGTACGGCTCGTTCGTGTGGCTGGCCGAAAGCCTCACCTATTACTCGCCGGACACCATCGGCTCGCTCACCTTCACACCCGCCATGGCCAAGCGCACCGTCACCGTACCAGCGGGCGGGAGCCTCGTCGCGCCGCTGGTGCAGGGCAGCCTCGACGGGACCGCGGGTGATACCATCACGTATTCTCGTGGGACGCAGGTCGCGGGGAACTGGTACGATACCTTCGATCCGTATCAGGGCAGCATTTCGCTGTGGCTGCGGCCAGAGTGGGATGGCGACGACGGGCGGGAACACATATTATTTGCGGCTGGCAACTATTCCGGGCACGTTGTCATTTCAAAATTGTCAACCAACAATCTATTCGCGTATATAGAAAATGATGGCGGTGTTATTGGGGAGACAGTTAGCGTTAGTGGGTGGACGGCTGGTACGCAATATCACATTGTCGTGCGCTGGAATTCGCATACGACTATCGACGGCACCAACTATGTGTGTTTGACGATAAATAATTCTCACAGCTATGACACGACATCAACGTGGACGGCCAATGCGCCAGAGGGGACCCTGTACATCGGAAATGAAGCGGAAAACGAAGACCAGGTTGCGAATGCCGTCATTTCTGATCTTCACGTGTTCCGCCGCATTCTCACCGACGGTGACAATACCATCCCAGCGCCCGAAGGCGCATCCTCCGACGAGATAGCCGGCCTGTACGCTTCGGGCGCTGGCGCTCCGGTATCGAATGTCATCGTCGATGCGGGCGAGTCGTGCGTGTTCGGTCTGCCGACAGACGGCACCGCTGAGGCGCTAGAGTCGTCCGACGCCAACCAAGCGTGGAGCGCTCCGCTGCGAGCTGATAACGAGCTGACGGATTGGCATTGTCAGACGACGTATGGGAGCAGCGCATGGTCCACGGTAGGTGACCCTGCCACAGGGCCAGCAGACGACACAAGCAACATGCTTTATGGCGACAATTGCTATTCGTTCGACCCTGACGCCGACGCGGAAGGCATTTCGCAGCAGTTCTCTTGTTCGGCTGGCGACGACTTTTACCTGTCCGCATGGGTCCAGGATGACGGCACCTATCCGGCAGAGCTGTTGGTGTACGACGACGACAATTCTGCGAACATCGTGGCTGTGAACAGCTCCAGCGGCGGCACCTGGGAGAACTTGACGACATGCTTCGAGGCTCCGGCGGGCTGTACGCACATCTCCGTGAGCGTACTTAGCACCAATGCCAGCCAAGGCGCAACGCTGGTCCAGCAAGTGGTGGTGTATCCGAACCTCATTGATGACCCGGGATTTGAAACAGCAGCTGCCGGCTCTGACCAAGGAACGCCGACAACCAGCGAGCGAAGCACAGCGCGCGCGCACACGGGAACCTATAGCTATCACATTGTGACCGACGAATCGCTAGAGGGACGATACTATAGCATAGCCGTTGTAGAGGGACAGTATTATTTCGTCTCAGCCTGGGTGTATATCGAGTCTGGAACGGCATTTCAGATTCGTGTTCAAGTCAACGCCGACGCTAGTTTTTCCACTACGACGACGGGCGCATGGACGCGGGTGGCCGGTGTGTTTCGCGCAACCGGGACAGGCAACGCTACGGTTCGATTCCGTGGCGGCGCAGGCCCTCATGGATTCTACTTTGATGATATTTCCATGAATGCGCTCGACCCCATCACCCTGACCTGCACGCCAGCCGACGAGGACGCCAGCCGCGAGGCCATGGACGGCACGCCGTGGGGCGATGCGGTGGACACATTCCGCGTTGACGGCAGAGACACGCTGACGATTCCGACGAGCGGCGTGTTGGATGCGGATACCGGATCTTGGATAGCCTGGACGCGACCACGACACAGCGGCAACGCTTGGGCTGATGAGTACCTGATTGACGCCAGCGGTGCGGGCGCTGATGATCGATTCTACGTCAAGCGCAACACCGGCGCTCAGACCATGACCATCGGTTACGGCGATTCGACTGACACGACGACGGCCACATTTAGCACGGCGGACGAGCACATGATAGCGGCCCGCTGGACAGGTGGCGACGTGGATGTCTCAGTGGACGGCGCAGCATGGGAGTCATCCATTACGGGAGCCGCCGCGCCAACGCTGGGCGCAAACGCCTATCTTGGCAGCGACAAGGATGGCGCAATGCAGGGAGATGCGGCCACGATGGGTATCGGCATCTCCCGCCAGGCTTTGAGCAGTGGACAAATCGCCGCGATATACGCACGGACGCGGCCTATCGTTTTGGGAGACCTCTAATATGGCAAAAGATGTGACTGAGAGCTTGGCCGGAGACCCAGTGGTGTTGCGCGAGGGATCGCTGCAGGACGAGATCGTGCCGATCAAGGTGATTCAGCCGGGCTGGGGATCCAGCGGGTACTATCCCCCCGAGGTGTTAGAGCGGGACGGGCCGCAGGTGTTCAAGGCGGGAACGAAAATGTTCTGGGACCATGCTACCGAGTCCGAGGAGCGAGAGCGCCCCGAGGGCAGCCTGGACGACTTGGCCGGCGAGCTGATCACCAACGCGCAGTGGAATGAGCATGGGCGCGAAGGGCCTGGCCTATACGCGGATGCGAAGGTTTTTGGGCGATTCAAAGACGCGGTGAACGAGCTTGCTCCGCATATCGGCGTGAGTATTCGCGCCTTGGGCAAGGCCGAGAAGGGCGAAGTGGAAGGGCGCAAAGGCCCGATCATCAAAGAGATATCGGCAGCGAGGAGCGTGGACTTCGTGACCATACCGGGCGCGGGTGGGAAAGTGGTCCAGCTTTTCGAGGCGTATCGAGACGCGGTTCCTGAAAACCCGTATCTTCCGGAAGATTATAGGGAATCGCTAGAAAATCAGGAGCATGAAGCGGAGGCTGTTATGGATGAGAAGGCGATCCAAGAACTCAAGGACCAGCTACAGGAGGCGCTAGACCGCGTCACTGAGCTGGATACGATCAATACCGCCCTGCGCGGGCACGCGAACAAGTTGTCTGCGGAGAAAGTAGCGCGTGAAGCTCTGCGCGATATCGAGCTGCCCGAACCGAGCAAGGAACGGGTGCTGACGTTGGCGGTTGAAGGCGAACTCCCGTTGGGAGAGAACGGCGCGCTAGATCAGGATGCGCTCATTGCCAAGGTGAAGGAGGCGGCCAGCGCTGAACGCGCCTATGTCGCAAGTCTGACCGAGGCGGGTGGCGACGTCCGAGGCCTTGGCGCTTCTGGCTCCAGCGACAACGGCGGGGCCAAGCTCAAGGAATCGTTGAAAAGCATGTGGCTGAAGCTCGGCAAGTCTGTGGACGAGGCCGAGAAGCTGGCCACTATCGCGGCGAATGGCCGCTAGAGGAGGCATACCATGCCGAATGTGAATATCAGTATGACAGGCCGCTCCGCAGGTGAGGAGATCTCCTCCACCTACGAGGGGCGACACATCACCGTATTGGAGAGCGCTCTGACCCACCCGTCGCATACTGACGGCTTCGTGGACAAGGGCGACCCCGTTATCCTGAACGACCTACTCATCGGCGTTGCGCTGGAAAGCGCAAGCGCGGCCACGGACTACATCGCCATCGACACCGAAGGCATCTGGGCGCTGACCGTGTCCGGCACCGACGCGGTGGGCAATAGCGCAGTGGCAGCGGGCGATCCGGTCTACATCAACAAGTCCACTTGTGCGCTGTCCAAAGACAGCGACAAGAACACCAACCAGCGATTCGGTATCGCGCTCTCGCCCGTTAACAGTCAGGCCAGCTCGGTTTGCGCGGTCAAAGTGCACTTCGACCCAGACGACGCGATGGAAGTCGTTGGAGATAGCGGTGCGTATTATGTCAATGATACGGCCAATACTATCTTCCGTCACTATCGCTATGACTGCGGCGCCACCAGCGGCGATGCGCGGGGCATGTATCTACGCCTGGCGCTCACGGGCGCGGGCGGCGGCGGTGAAGCGGCCCGTATCTTCACTACCGTTGACGACGTGGCAGGCGCGACGGCACGAGGCGCTCACATCAGCCTCAACTTTGACGAGAGTGGTAGCCTGACCGGATTGGGCGTGGCGGCTGACGCGACGCTCCATGTGCCTGACGCTGCTATGACTGGCGGCACCTACGCCGCGATCAGCGCGGACATCCACGCTGACGGCGACGAAAGCGACCCGGATGCCGTGACCTCGATCTCGTTCCTGCGCGTGAGTATGCAGGGCGACGCGACCGGCCAGGATGCCGTAGACGACAAAGCCAACTTCATCGACTTCGATGGTATGGACATTGGCGCGGGGAACATGATTTTCGCCAACGCGGCCACCTGCTCCCACGTCGTGCGCTGTGACATCAACGGCACGCCCTATTACCTGATGATGGCGAACGCGGGGAACCTTGCATAAGGAAGGGCGACTATGCTAGACAAAATCAAGGCGCGAGAACGCGCCTACGTTGACCAAATCAAGGACCTGACGTTCCAGATCGCCTCCTTGGAGGAGCGGATAGAATCGCTTCGCCGCGCCAAGCATGAGACCCAAGGCGCGTTGCAAGAGCTTCGGCTTTCCAAGGCTGATATGGAAGCGGTATTGGCGATCCAGAGCGTTCAGGATACTGCGGATAGTCCCGCGAAGGAGATATAGCAACATGACCGAGTTCCTGAATCTAATGGAAAGCTGGTCTGGGTACGCGCCTGTCGGCGGGGACCAGATCAACGAAAGCGCCGTGGCACAGTTGGTTGATCTGATGGCAAACAAGTCACGAATGCCATTTCATCGGCATCAGTACCTGCTGCGGGAGGTGATCACCACATCTGACTTCCCGAACCTCTTCGGGGTCGCCATTGACCGGCAAGTGCTGGCCATGTACCGCGCTGCTGAAGCGGACTGGCGCAGCTACTTCAAGATGGGCACGCTGCCGAATTTCAACACCCATCGCCGGCACAAGGTGCAGGGCAACGACAACTATCTGCCCGAAGTGGTCGAGAAGGGCGAATACCTGACCTCGCCGATGAGCGACGCCTACTACTCAATCGCGCTCAAAAAGTACGGTCGGCAATTCGACATCTCGTTCGAGGCGCTGATCAACGATAGCATGGGCGCCTTCAGCGACATCCCCACCCGCTTCGCCAACGCTGTGATCAACAGTCATTCGCGCAGCGCGACCATGACTTTCTCCTCGGCAACCGGCCCCAACGCCAATCTCTTTGGCGCTCCCATTGCTGACGTCGATGGCCAGAACGTGACCAACCAGGGAGTCCTCGGCCTCACCATCGGCAACCTGGAAACCACGCTTGAGCTGATGGCCGCTCAGACAGACGTCAATGGCACGCCGATTCGCGTCCGTGGCGCTCATCTCGTCGTTCCGCCCGCCCTCGAGTTCACGGCGCGGCAGATCCTGAGCAGCGCAAACAAGATGTGGGTCGAGAGCGCTGGCGGCGCAGCGACGCCCTATCCCACCACCAACGTCGTCGCCCAATACGGGCTTCAGCTGCATGTGGATCCGTGGCTACCCTCCGTGGATACCGGCGGTGACGTGAACACGACCTGGTACGTCTTTGGCGACCCGTCCATGGGCGCGGCGATGGAGTTCTCGTTCCTCGCCGGATATGAGGACCCCGAGATTTGCATGAAGGCCAGCGACAAGGTGGCTGTCGGCGGCGGCGCTCCGTTGAGCCCGTTCTCTGGCGACTTTGCGACTGACAACATCTTTTACCGCGTTCGCGCCATCTATGCGACCGCGCAGCTAGACCCGCGCTTCGCCTACGCGCAGGTCGGCTAACAGAAGGAGCATGACAATGCGGCTAGGATCGCCCATGCCCGTAACACCAGATCAGGAATGGTATGCGGCGATCCTGGCCGAGTTGAAATCGATCAATGAACGCCTGGCCCTCCTGCTAGGGGACGGGCCGTTGACGGAAGAATCGCCCAAGCGCAAGCGCAGCCGCAAAGGAGCTGACTAGTGGCCTTCACCTATGACGTGACAACGGATAGGGGCAAGGTGCGACTCCTGGTTCCAGACAAGGACGCCTCCGACTACTTCTTCGAGGATGACGAGATTGACTACTTCATCACGCTCGAAAGCACCCTGAAAGACGCTGCTGCTCTAGCGCTTGAAACGCTGGCTTCCGACGAGGCATACGTACAAAAGGTCATCAAGCTGATGGACCTGAGCACCAACGGCGCGGAGACAGCACGGGCGCTCCTGTCTCGCGCTGCGCTATTGCGAGCGCAAGCGGACAAGGACGCTGAGGATGCTCTAGGCGATGACGAGTTCGATATCGCCGAATGGGTGGTCAACGACTTCAGCGGCTGGGAGCGGGTCGAGAAGGAGGCGCTGCGTGACTAGGACGCTGATCCATTCTCGGCTGCTATCCAATCTCGCCAACTTTTACCCTGACACGGGGACAGTGCAGGAGAAAGACCCCACGCAGAACTCCTATGGCGAGGAGTCCCCAGGGTGGACCGATCTGGCAGGCCACGTGGACCTATCATGCGCCATCGCCTCCATGCCAAACGGCAGCGAAACCAAGCGGCCCGACGGCACCATTGCTATCCATGTCCGACGCGCAGCCCTGGCAGGCATATACGAGGATGTCCTTCCTAAGATGCAGTTCGTGGCAGACAGCGTGGCCTACAATATCCTGTCAGTCCAGCACGACAGCCGCAGCAAGACGACCTACCTGACGCTAGAGAGGGTGACATGAGCGGACCGATTGACGTGGATGTGGATTTCAACACAGACGATATCTTCGACTTTGACGCATTCGAGCAAGCCATGGAAGCGTC